GTTCTCCGCTTCACGATGGTGGTGGATGACGGCGTCTACACGAACACCGTCGTGCGGACGCTGGACCGGCTGCAACGGGACGAGGTCCAGCGGGTCGTGAAGGTCAAGAACTACTGGACGAAGGATGGGTACAGAGGCGTCAACGTAGTCATGAAGAGCGACACGGGCCAGAAGTACGAGCTACAATTTCATACGCCGAAGTCCCTCGACGTCAAGGAGCGGGTGAGTCACCCACTGTATGAAAAGCTCCGGACCACGACCGATCCGGAGGAGATTGCCGTCCTCGAGAAGAAGATCGCCGACGCCTGGGGATCCGTTGACCTTCCAAAGGGAATCGAACGGGTGAGCCTCGACGACCTGGACGACCTGGCACTCCGGACCTATGTGACGCCGAACGGAATCGTCGAGCCCGACGTGCAGGCTTGGTTTGAGGAAGCCCTGGCCGCCATGCCGGATGACGTCCTCCGGGAGCTGCGGAAAGATGAATATCAATTCTACCTGCCGGAATATATATCGAAGATCCGTCCAGATTTAACCGATGTGACCCCACGCGGGTGGCCCGCCGGGACAACCTGGGACATGGCGGAGGGGTATCATAGCGCGGCCCGAAAAGAGATTGTCGTCTCACAGAGGTACTTAGACCCATATTTGAAAGGAAGCCCACCGCCGCCAATTCCTGGAACTGTGCCGGCACACCCTCCGCTGCCCGGTTACAAGGCAACCTCAAGGTCCAGGACTTTTTATGTGGCCTACCACGAGGCTGGGCACGCTCTCGACGAGGCTCTCGGTGCCGTTGGCCCCCTCGACTGGAAGTTCCCAATCTCCAACTCGAAAGAGTTCAAGGCGGCCTACACGAAGGATCTCAAAGCGATCGACGCTCTTCCCGCACCGGTCCGTAAAAAGACTAAGGACCGTTACTCGTATTTTCTACAGGCGGCGGGCGACTTCGAGGCAGGTCGATCGGAGGCAGTAGCCGAGATGCTCACGGAATGGGCGGGGCATAGTAATCATAAGATGGCGGAGACGTTCCCGAACTCCTACAAGGTCTTCCTCAAGAAGACGGGCCTCAAGCCGAAAAAGCCCCCAAAGGTACAGAAGCCCCGGGGCTCGAGAGGATACAAGAAGGCGTCGACCGTGGAGGAGGCGGTCAAGCTCGCAGAGGAGAAGCTGGGAGTTCGCTGGGTCGGAGGCGGCGAGTACCCGGATTTACCGGACCTCGAGGTCATGAACGAGTATAATAAGGCGCTTTTCGATTCTGGCTTGACCGGCAAACAGCTTGCCCGTGTCGGAACCCGTCTGCGGGCCGGCGGCCAGGCCGGGATTAACATCGTCGAGGGGAAGACCCAGTGGGACGTGGTGATTTGTCGAAAGCCCCTCGATGTGGTTCCCAAAGTCACGGACACGATCGACGTGCTGCCGGACTCTTTAGAGAAGTATTACAAGAAGGATCTCACGTACAATATGAGCGCGATTCGGCGAAAGGTCTCGAGAGGCTCCTCCGTCCGAAATACTTACGACATAGCGATGCACGAGTTCGGACACGTTGCCACATTACAGGATACGCTATTCGTCCCGCATGGTTTTGCAGATTGGGGAGAAATCGAGGACGCATTCACGGCCTGGGTCAAGTCGGACCAGACGAAACTGTTCAGCGGGTATGCTGGAAAGAACTATTCCGAGGCCCTCGCGGAGGCATTTGTCGAACTTAAACGGGGGACCTACCGGAAGGGTATGCTGCCGGATTTCCTGGAGAACTTCCTTTTTCAAGCGGTTCGGCAGCTCGATCCGAGCGGCCTGAAAGATTGGTACACAACGGCACGGTGGTTATAGGAGCCATGAAGATTATCTCAAACGACGTTTTCGGAATCTGCTCATCCTGTCAGCACAAGAACCCTCGAGGCCCAACCTGTCGGGCCTTCCCACGCTGGATTCCGGCCCGAATCAGAACGGGGCAGATTGACCACCGGCGTCCTTATAAGGGGGATCGCGGGATTCGATTCAAAAAGCGAAGGGAGGGAACTTGACAAAAAGGTTTACCTGTGTTACCTTATTATTGGAGGGATAGGCAAGATGGCGGCAACCACGAAAGGAGGCGAGAGACAGGATGGCCAGAACGGTTAAACACTACGAGCTGAGAGGACCGACCTGGAAGTACAAATACCCGAGCGGGATGATCCGGAGGGTGCAGGAGGGGAAGAAGGTCTGGTACGAGCGGATCGACCTGGCCGGGAACTGGATCTTTGACGCGGAGGTGGCCCGCCACTTCGGCGGGTATTCTGACGGGGCGGATGAGATCACGGCGAAGTTCGCGGCGGAAGTGGAAAGGTACTTCACGAGCGGCCGGGCGGCCAGGGACAAGAAGAAGGGGAAATGGACATGAAAGCCTACCTGACCAAGGTGGAGGGAGAGCCCGTTGTCTGGATTCAGGCCCGCGCTGTGGGGCCAGGCCGGATGGTGGGGGACATGGTCCACGAGGTTCGGGAGGGTGAGAAGTACGGAGATTACACGTACGAGGAGCTGGTCGAGCTTGCATCGACCAAAGGCTACATCGTGTTTCCGCCCACAAAGAAGAAGAAGAAGGGGAAATAAATGCCCATACCAAAACCCAAGCCAGGCGAGAGCCAGTCGAAGTACCACTCCAGGTGTATGTCGTTCGTGACCGGCGAGGGGACCCCGCAGGACCAGGCGAACGCGATCTGCTACCAGAAATGGCGGGACCGGAAGAAGGAGAGCCGAGAGAGGAAGCCGGACGACCCCCACGGCGCCGGCGTGGACATCGACCACGAGGCCATCATCCCGGGCGTCGGGTACCCCGAGGTCCCCGAGATGGACCTGCCCGACCACCTGAAGCCCCGGCACGAGCGAGACCCTAACGCAGAGCTTGAAGAGAAGCTCCGACAGCCCTGATCTCGCGTGAGAACCTGGCGGATTCCCGCGTGGGAATTTTTTTTGCTTTTTTGCTTGACACAGACGGTCACCTTGGGTAGTATGAGGTTAAAAGGAGGCGGCGAACAGTGTTCACTTACGAGTTCAACGGCGGCGTCGATCAACCAAACATCCAGAACACCGTCAAATTTCTGCTCTTTTTCGTGGTCGGCGGCCAGGAGATCCCCCAGTACCAGATGGTCCAGAACGGCCAGGTCACCTCGGGGCTCGCCGATGCCGTGACCATGGATCGCTACAGCCGGGTGGTCCTGGCAAAGCCCTGCTACACAACCAAGCACAACGTCGTGAAGCTCTTCGTCCGCTCTAGCGGCGACAACCTCCCCAACCGGTTCTTCTCGTTCTATTTTCGGCTGGCCGGCCAGGGGGCCCCCGAGGTCACGATCAAACCATTCCCCGGCTGCCAGATGTTCAACTACTACTTCAAGGCCAGGGGGAATTTCTTGACCAAGAACCAGGCATTGGGCCTGTTATCGAAGGACTGCCCCTCGAGGATGTACCTCAAGAGGCAAGAGATGCTCTCCAAGGAGACCCTCCGGAGCATGATCAAGATCGACCGGTCTGCCGAACGCGAGGGAATCCGTCACTTACGAATCGGGAAACGAAGGAAAGGAGGACAGGGATGAGCTTCTGGATCCGCCTGGGCGTCACCGTCCAGGACCTCGACTGCTTCCGGAAGGCGTGCGAGCAGAACGGGATCACGTTCGAGGAGAACGAGGACAAGACACGGAAGCACCAGGGTCATACCATCGTGGCGACCATCCGCGATCAGCAGGGCGCCGGCATGGGGTACCTGGTCAGGGAGGGCGGTGCCGTCCGCGTCCGGATGGACGGGGATCCCGCCTACAACACGATCATCCGGCGCCTCGGCCAGGGCGGGGGCAAGCTCGGCCAGGATTACTCCGAGATGATCATCCGGCAGGAAGCCCGCCGGAAGGGGGGCACGATCAGCCGGACCAAGCAGGAGGCCGACGGCTGGCGGACGGTCTACGTGGGGGTGGCACGATGAAGCAGCTCAAGTTCCGAATCAGCCCGGACGGGGCCAAGGTCGAGGTCGAGGGCGTGGGGTTCACGGGCAAGAAATGCCTGGAGAACGACCTGACGAAGGGCGTGATCAAGGCTCTCGGCCAGACCGAGGACTCGAAGAAGAAGGCGGAGTATTACTCGCCGGTCGGGTCCGGCGCCAAGGTGAGGGGGTGAGCCGTGGACGAGCGCGTGATGAAGATCAGCCCCGACGGCACCCAGATCCTCTTCCTGTCGAATGGGGACGACTGGCGGATGGACCTGAGTGACGATGTGACTGTCGCCAGAGCCACCCACGTCCGCTATGACAACGAGAAGGGGGTCTGGAAGGTCATCCTCCGGATCACCGACCACCGGGGCCTGATCCACGAGATCGAGATGACCCGGACGTTCGGCCGGCGGAGCGAGGCCCTGGCCTATGAGATCGAAATCTGCGAGATGTTCCTGGCCGGGGACTTCCAGATCGCCAATAATGTGATCGAGGCCCAGCAGAGGGGAGGTCATGACAGTGGATAAAATGGAGAGCCCTGGAAGGTGGCGAATCCTCCAGGGCTCAAAGTGTGGCGGCAGTGGACATCTCTGAAGGCGGCATCGATGTCCTAATTTCCACAAAGCCTACCACGCACCGCCCGCTTTGTCAAGGGAAAATGAAAGCGCTTGCAATCCAATTTTTTCTTGAAGAAAAGGTTTACCTAACCGGACCCCACAGGTCCGGTGTCAATTTTTCAACCGGACCCCACAGGTCCGGTATCCGGACCCCACAGGTCCGGTATCCGGACCCCGGGGGTCCTCCCCTTAAAAGAGATATAGTAAGAGAAGATTGAAGGAGAAATCTTCCAGCCGATTCCGGCTGGCGGGAGGCAGGGAAAAGGATGCTTATGGTTCGATCGATTTTTGTGGGGGGATTTCATGCGGTCAGACGTCGATCTGTCATCGCAGGAATGGAGCACGCTGCTCCGATTGATTTATACCCACCCCTGGCTGTTCGTCAGGAGTGGTCGAGAAGCGAAATTATTTTTATACCTCATCGGGAGGACCCTCTGGTTCCATAAGTTCGAGGAACGGTACGCCCCGCGTTATGTGCTCCGGGGGAGGCTGGCCATGCTGGCCCTGCCCCTCGGGGTCGCACCCACGCATCTCCGACTGGCGAAGCGCCGCCTCGAGAAAGCCGGCCTGTTCTTCTTCGAGAAGGCCGGGTCGGCGGGTTGGCAGGATCCCTGGATCTGCCGTGTCAACGCCCCTGGCATCGTCAAGGCCCTCCGGGCCGTGGTGAGCCGGATGCTCGAGTATGACTGTGCTGCCCAGTATGCACTCGATCAGCTCTCCAGTATCCAGAAGAAGGTCGACTTCCTGTGGATCCAGGAGGGCTGGGAGGAAAGGAGGGTGCGGATGGTGGACGAAGAGCGAAAGAAGGTGGAGGACATGATGGAGGTGGCCCGGGAACAATCGGCTGCCAGCCGGCAGAAGCGGAAGGTGACGCGGGACCGGGCGGAGCCCGACCAGGTGCGGCCTGGTTACATCCTCGAATACATGCAGGACTCCTGTGCCGAGCTGGGGATCAAGCACTCTGAGCCCATGACCACGGCCAAGGATCGGGCCATCCTGGGCCGGAGTGCGAAGAACTTCGTCGCCTACTGCAAAGCGGCGGACGTCCATCCGAAGGAGCTGATCCACGACGTCTGTCGGAAGTGGTATGTGTTCCGTGCCGGCCAGCTCAAACGCCCGGACGGCAGTGAGATCATGCTCCCGGAGGCGGTCTCGTTCACGAACTTCTTCCGGTATCGGGAGCCGATCGTGGACTGGCTGGCCATCCACAAGGACGACGCCCCCCGGCACAAGGTCGACATCGTCTACCTGGACGACCACCGGAAGGAGGAACATGGCTGAGAAGCTCCTCTTCCCGTGGGACCTGGAGAAGCTGGCCGAGGCGGAGGAGGCCGACCCCCTGCACCAGGAGGTCCTCGACGACCTGCTCGGGAAGTATCCGGTGCTCCGGGGATACAAGCCCCCGAAGAAGCGGACCTTCCGGGTGATCGAGGAGGTGGTGGGCGAGATCCGGGGACGGATGAAGAAGAGCCAGGTCCCGTGGGTGCTCGTGGCCTCGAACAGCCCCAGGCTGCTCAACACGATCTCGGTCCTGGTGCCGGCCGCGATGGCGGCCACCTACCGGAAGAAGCCGATGAACGTGAACGCGGACTCGCTCATCGAGTATTTCCGGGCGCCCCCTCCGATGGACGACTTCATGCCGGATCCTGTGGGTGAGGAGCTGCGGCGGGCCCGGAACGCGGGGCTGCTCGTCTGGCAGAACTTCGCCGAGCGCCGGCAGGGGACGATCAAGTACAGCTCGAGGTTCGCGGACCTTCTCCTGAAGAGACTCACCCACCGGCGGGCGACCCTGTTCCTGTGTACCTACATGGACCAGCTCACGGGGGATACAGGGGACAAGGTGCTCTCAGCGATCGAGGACACGTACGGGACAACCGTGACCGCCGCCGTGAAGGAATCGGCCGTGTTCCGGAGCTTCCAGGTGATACAAAAAACTCCGAAATTCAAGGCGGAGGCATACTGATGGCAGGACCCGGACTGGGCCTTTTGAATAAGATTCTCATCGACAAGATACCACTGGGCCAGCTCGCGAACGTGGGGCTGGGCCCGGACGATTTTCTGGAGGAAGAGCGGACCGTCTATGACGTGGTCGCTGGCCACTTCGAGGCATACGGCAAGCTCCCGAAGACGAAGACCGTGGAGGTCGAATCCGGGGTGAAGTTCTCCAAGTTCCCGGACGAGCCGCTGGAATACTGGGTCAGCCGGGTCCGACTGCGGAACACGAGGCTCCAGATCGTCGGGGCCACGGAGGAGATCCGGGACCTGGCCTACAAGAACGCCATCCCGGAGGCCCGCCGGCGTCTCCAGGAGCTGGTCTTCGAGCTGGAGATGCGGGATCCCACGGACCGGATCCATGACGTTGCCGAGGTGGCCAGGAGTGTCCTCGAGGCACACGACGTCCGCCAGCGAACCCCCGGCCTGGGGGGCGTGCCGTTCGGCATGGAGTACCTGGACAAGATTTCCGACGGGGCCCAGCCAGGGGACACCGTGGCCGTGGTGGGCCGGCCGAGCACGGGGAAGACCTATCTGCTCCTCCAGCTGGCGCTGAACGCCTGGCGCGAGGGGCGCCCGCCGCTGGTCCTCTCGCTCGAGATGGCGCCGGTCCAGATCGTCCGGAGGATCGTGGCGATGCACTCGGGTGTGTCCACCACGAGGCTCCGGATCGGGCGCCTGTCCACGCCCTCGCGCAAGGAGACCACGCGGAAGATCAACGAGTTCGCCAAGCTCTCCAAGGACACCCCGTTCTACCTGATGCAGGGCAGCCTGACCTCGACCGTGGAGGACCTGGTCCTCCAGGTCCAGGAGTACAGGCCGGCGGCCCTCTACGTTGACGGCGCCTACATGCTCCGCTCGAGGACCCGGACCCAGCAGAGGTGGGAGCGGGTGGCCGAGACGGCCGAGGTCCTGAAGAGGATCGCCACGGAGTTCTCGATCCCGGTGATCGGCAGCTACCAGTTCAACCGGAGGGGGCCCGGAAGCCTGGGGAACATCGCCTTCTCCGACGCGGTCGGGCAGCTGGCCTCGATCGTCCTGGGAATCTCCGATGAGGACGCCTCTCCGGACGAGGACTACCTCCTGGAGAGCTACAAGATCGTGCAGCTCATCAAGGGTCGTGAGGGGGAACGAGGGGCGATCCGGGTGCTCTACGATATGCGGCGGATGCGGATCCGCCAGGACAGTGTGTTGAGGGGATACAAGGAAGGCACGAGATGAGCCTGGAAGAAGAACAACGGCTTCATGAGATGATTATCGAGCAGCTGGAGCTTGCCGTCCGAGGGGTTTGCGATCAGCTGGGCGCCCCGGTCGAACGGCTGTTCCTCTCCCTCCAGACCTGGTCGGATAATTTTCGCGGGGAGGAGATTCTCGAGGTGGTCGGCCGACATCGGAGTGTAGCCACCCGGGCGACGGCCCGGATCACGCTCCATTGGAGGACCCTGCATGACGCCGGCTATTCGACCATCCGGTGGGCTGAGGAGTGCGGACCGCAGATGCTCGACAGGCTCCTGAGCGGCGCCCGGAGACGGGTTGCCAGACGGCAGAACCGGAGGGCGACGGAGCTGTCCCCGAGGGCGCCACCGGATCCACTACCGGATCCTAGACTGAGGGTACCGATGCCTCGAGTGCCTTCTGGCCCGTGGGTCCCGGCGCGGCAGGTGCCTCGAGTAAGAATGATCAGATTCAAGAAAGGAGGAAAAAATGCCAGAGAAAACGAAGGAGTACCCAATCGGGCAGAGAAATGAGGGGGACCGCCAGCTCGTCTGCGTTGAGTGCGGACGGATCTGGGGGTTTGACGACGTGATCGTCCCGGACGGGATGAAGAGCGTCGAGGCCAAGGAGGGGGATGCTGTAGGTACCTGCCCCTGGTGCCAGGACCAGGAGGGCAAGGTCTCCCTGGTCCATTACGCCGACGAGGTCCTGACCACGCAGACGGAGCCGCCGGAGGCCGCGTGAACGAGTTCGGTGTGACGAGTCTGCTCCGATCCCTCGGGGTGGCTGCCTCTGAGATCGTCGAGGACACGACCCGGGGCTGGGTCAACTGCCCCTGCCCCTTGGCGGTCTGGACCCACGGCGGCGGCGAGGACCAGCGGCCGAGCTTCGGGATCTCGATCGATGAGGACCGCCCCAGCGTGTTCTACTGCTTCGGCTGTATGCACGAGGTCCAGGGCCTGGGGAGGCTGCTCGGGCGGATTTTCGTCCTGTCCGGGGCGTACCCATGGGAGACGGCGTCCATTTATGCCCTTCACGAGGTCCAGGAGGGCCATAGGAGGCTTAAAACGCCGCCCCTATGGGATGGGTCCCCGATAGAGGACGGCCTCCCAGATCCCCTTCCTCCGGCCGTTCTGGGGAAGTTCCCGATTCTCCAGGGGGACCAGGCGCCCGAGGCCGTGAAGGTGAGGGACTGGATCGAGAAGATCCGGAAGATCCCGGTCTGGGCCCAGAACCTCTTCCGGCTCCGGTACGACGCCCAGCGGCGGTCGGTCGTCTTCCCACTGACCGACCTGGACGGCCGGATCTACGTCCTCCGGGAGCGGCGCCGGCAGACGAAGAAAATCTGGACCGTCACACCGAAGATCGCCGGCACGCCGGGCCTCGAGTTCCCGAGGCTCAGGGACACGGGGGTGTGGTTCGGGATGCACCTGGCGAACTGGTCGGATCCGGTGATGTTGGTGGAGGGGGAGTTCGACGCGATGCGGGTGGCCAGCCTGGGGTTCATGAACGTGATCGCCTCGGCGACCAGCTCGGTCGCGGACAAGCAGATCGACGCCCTGGATGGGGACAGCTACATCCTCGGGTACGACGCCGACAAGGGGGGCGAGCACGCGGTCCGCCGGATCAAGGACCGGATCGGGGGGAACACCTCCCTCCGCCTGGCTCGGTGGGAGGTGGTGGGGTGCAAGGACGGGGGCGACCTCCAGTACGAGGAGCAGCTCCACGAGGTCCTAAATTCTCTGGAAGAAATCGCTTGACGAAACGGGTGACCTTTGGTATCCTATAACTGAAAACCTACAACTGAAAGGAGGCGGTCGTGGCAAAGGGAAGCACATCATGGTTTTACAAGGGCAAGGCGGGCATCGAGAGATCCAAACAGGTCGACGCCGAGCAGAAGGCGCGACGAGACCAGAAGGGGCCGATGCGGTTCTGGCTGGAGAACGAGACCTCGGCCAAGATCACGTTCCTGGACTCTCCGGAGTTCTTCCTCCCGGAGCACAACCTGAAGCTCGGCGGGAAATACTTCAACTTCTACACCTGCCTCGGGGAGAAGGACACCTGCCCGGCGTGCGAGGATGGGAGCAACCCGAGCTTCGTGGTCGTGGGGTCCATCATCAACCACAGGCCCTGGACGGACCGCGACGGGAACGAGCACAAGCTCCAGAAGATGCTCTTCGTGGCCAAGGGAAAGGCCCGGGAGCGGATCGTCAACCAGATCAAGAAGAGGGACGGCGGCCTGAAGTGGTGCGTCTACGAGGCCACGAGGGGGTCCAGCCAGACGGAGTGCTCCACCGGCGAGGAGTTCGAGTACCTGGGTCGGCTCTCCAAGGAAAAGGTGAAGAAGCTCATCCCCGATGGGGAGGACAAGGACTTCCTCGAGCCCTTCGACTACGAGAAGATATTCGCCCCGAAGGACGCGGGCGAGCTGCGGAAGATCCTGGGCATGGAGGCGCCCATGGGATCCTCGGACTCGTCGGATGATCCAGAGCCGGACGATCCGGAGCCAGACGCTGATGTTCAGAGCGACGATGACGACGATCTCAGCATCGACGACCTGATCTAGGCCGCGCACGCAGGGGTGGGGGATATAAAACGACATCCCGTGGGGGGATGTCGGGGAATCAGGGACTCCCGCCCCTGCTATGCGCTTTTGAGGAGCTAATGTATAGCAAGATCATCTTGGGGACGCACCTATTCATACCGGAAGAGGAGGTCACGGACCTGGACGCCTTGAAGCGGGCCACGACGGCCGTCTCGAGGTTTGACCAGGAGCCAGTGCGGATGTACTCGAGGGCGATGGCCGGCTGGTTTGGGGTGCCGCTGCATCATTACGTGGACCCTCGCCGGGTCGGCCGGAAGATCATCGACCAGCGGGCCCCGGGAAAGGCGATCGAGATGGAGTTCACCTCTAACTACTGGCCCGGTCAGAAGCCGGTGCTGACGGAGTTCCAGCGGCGCCTCGAGGCCGGCCAGACGGGGTTCCTCTTCCGGGCGCCGCCTGGGTTCGGGAAGACGGCCGTGTGTCTGATGATGCTCGCCAGGATCGGATTGACCTCCCTGGTGGTGGTGCCCAGGTCGAACCTGATTAAGCAGTGGAAGGACCGGATCCGGGAGCACACCTCCCTCAAGAGGTCCGAGATCGGGACAGCCATGAACGGGCGGGTGGACTGGAAGGGCAAGAAGATCGTCGTCGGCCTGGTGCACACGCTCGCGCTCGATCGGTTTGGCGACGAGTTCAAGGACAGGTTCGGCGTGGTCGTGTTCGACGAGGTGGACCGCAGCGTGCCCCCTCAGACCTTCGCGCCGGTGGTCGGCATGTTCCCGGCCAAGTACCGGATCGGGGTCTCGGCCACGATCCAGCGACAGGACGGCATGGAGGTCGTCGTCGAGAAGCATATCGGACAGTGTATGCTGGAAGGACAGGACCTGAACAGGATGAGGCCGAAGGTCCTCATCCACGAGTTCGATGGGTTCTCGGGGTCCATCTATGGGAAGGACAAGCTCCGGGCCCGGGGACAGCTCATCTCGCGCCTGGCCGCGAACGAGAAGCGGAACGCCCTGATCGCCCAGTACGTGAAGGCGATCGTGGTCTCCGGCCGCCGGTGTGTGGTGCTTTCGGACAGGATCCAGCAGCTCATGGACCTGAAGGAGATCCTGCTGGCCATCAAGTGCGTCGAGGACGGGGACGCGGGCTTCTACACCCGGCGCCTCCCGCGACCTCGAGAGAACAAGAAGGCAGAGGTGAAGTATCGGGAATTGAAGAAGGAGGAGAGGGAACGAACGGCGAGACAGTGCAAGGTCATTCTGGCCACGTATGGGATGTTCGGCATCGGGACCGACATCCAGGATCTGGCCGGGCTGGTCTACGCGACTCCCATGTCGGAAACGCATCAGAGCAAAGGCAGGATCGAAAGGGAGCTTAGCGGCAAGAAGCAGCCCGTGGTGGTGGACATTGTGGACACAGCCTATGATGCGACCGTCGGCTGGGGAAAGAAACGGGAAAGGCAGTACAACGCCGAAGGTCTGAAAATTAAGAAGGTAAGGAGGTGATCGTATGGGCTGGACCTACAAGAAATGGTACCAGGAGAACCGGAAGCAGCTGCTCCACGACCGGCGTCGACGGTACCACACCGACCCCGCGTACCGGAAGCGCCGGATCAAGGAGGCGTCTGAATCGTATTACCGCCGGAGGAGCCGGGACGGTCTGCCGGCGGATCGTCGGCTGATCAGGACCAGTTCGGGCGGGGAGTTCTACTCCATCGGCCGGCTGGCAGAGGAGATCAACCGAAGCGTTCAGACGATCCGGGAGTACCACTCGAACGACGTGATCCCGACGCCCCTGTATTTCGACTCCAGGGGCTGGCGCCTGTACTCCGACCGTCAGATCGTTCTGCTCAGGGATGTCTTCTATCGGTTCGACAAACAGGAGCTTCGGTCTCTGGCCGAGGTCGCATCGGTGCTCAGGAGGGAGTGGAAAGATGGCGAAAACCAAGGAGGTCGCAGAAACCGACGGGCTGATCAGCGTCACCAGAACGGTGCTAGGGCGGCAAACCACTGAGGCGAAGCGGATCAAGATCCGACCCTTCGTGACGGACACGGCCACCGTGTCGGTCAAGTTCGGTGCCACCATCCCGACCGTCGAGTACGGGAGCGCTCGTGTGGATGTGATGATCGCCGTGCCCTGTTACGTCGAGGAGATCGCCCCGGTTTACAAGCAGACCCGGGAGCTGGCGGATCGCCTGGTGGACAAGGAGGTCGCCCGGTTCCAGGGTGAGGGGCAGGAGGATGGCTGAGGGCCTTCGTCTCGAGACGATCGCCCAGGAGGCGAATGAGAAGTTCGGGGACGGGACGGTCATCACGGGGTCCGCCCTGGTTCGTGACCCGCCCCGCCTTCCCTTCGGGGTCTTCGCGGTGGATTTTGCCACAGGTGGAGGATGCCCGATCTGGGGGACGACCTGCCTGTGGGGCCCGGAGGCCGGCGGGAAGACTTCCCTGGCCATCAACGCCGTCAGCATGGTCGGCAGGCTCTGCTGGGGGTGTTTTCGATTGAAGGATGTCTGTACTTGCTCCGGCGCCCCGAGGCCCATGAAGGCGGTCTGGTTGGACGTGGAGGGGACTTTCGACAGGGAGTGGGCCAACCACATCGGCGCCGGCCCGGACGACTACTTCTACGCCCTGGCGGATTATGGCGAGATGTACGTGAACTTCGCCGAGAAGTTCCTCTGTTCCGACGAGTGCGGGCTGGTCGTGCTCGACAGCCTGGCGGCCCTGGTCCCCATCCGCGAGTTCGAGGCGGGCAGTGAGGACCAGTTCATCGGGAACCAGGCGAAGATGGTCACGAACTGCGTCCGGAAGATCAAGCAGCGGCTCATCCGCGAGAGGAAGCGGGAGCACCCCTGTACGGTCATCTTCATCAACCAGATGCGGAAGAAGATCGGGGAGATGTTTGGCAACCCGGAGACCATGCCCGGGGGCCACGGGATGCTCCACGAGTTCTCCTTGTTGCTGAGAATCGTCCAGAAGGCGCTGACGGAACAGGACAAGAAGAAGTTCGTGGACTCGAAACGGAAGAAGGACGCGGCCACAAGGCACTCGTTCACGATCCGGAAGGAAAAGGTGCTTACTCTGGCCCGGACTGGAGAGTTCATCCGCCTGACGGACTGGATTCCGGAGCTGTCCCTCGGTCGGGGGGTTGTGGACGACCATCGGACGACCCTGGACTGCGCGAAGCAGTACAACATCCTCGAGAAGAAGGGGGACAACTGGCGGATCCTCGGGAAGAAGGCGAAGCGCCAGTCGGACTTCCTGAAGCTGTGGCGCAAGGACCCGGGAGAGTACCACCGGGTCCAGACCGAGGTCCTGCTCACGGCCAAGGAGGAGCTGGAAAGGGGGGCGGGTGCCTGACATCCTCTGTGCCGTATGTCGGGAGCCGCAGTTCATTGGAGCGAACACGTTGAAGTTCATCGACGATGTGGGGGATTATGTATGTGGGAAGGCGTGCATCCTTGAGTGGGTTCAGCGGAACCGGGTCGAGGCCAGCCGGCGCTCCTGGGAGGACGAGGCGGTCGAGCTGCCGGAAGAGAGGCCCATCCAATTCCGCTCGAAATATGAGGCCAGAATCGCCGCGTGGCTCTCGAGCGAGGACATAACGTGGGAATTTGAATGCTGGGGGTTTCGAGTCGGGAAGGCGGCGTACCTGCCTGACTTCTATCTCCCGGATCACGGCGTATTCCTGGAGGCCAAGGGAAAATGGGGCGCGGGCCAGAAGAAAAAGATGCGACAGTTCCGAAAGCGGTACCAGACGGTCCCGCTTTTGGTGATTCCGTGGACGTTGTCAGAAAAGTTCTACCAGCAGGAGCTGCTAAAGAGGAGGAGCAGCCGCAGATAGTCCAGGATATGAAGTTTTTGACACAGTTCCTGGGGAAGGCTGCTCAAGGGAACAACACGATCAACGTCGTGGTCGTCGGGAAGGTCGGGGAGGAAGGAGAGAGCGTCAAGTACCTGATGGAGCTGGTGGAACGACTGGGACGAGAGAACGCGGAGCTGGTCGCGGAGCTGGAAAGAAGAAAGGATATGCCAGAGATGCGGGAACTGCTCCAATCGATCCGACCCCCCAGGCTGAAGACCATGGAGAAAGCGGCTCTCATGACGGCCCAGAGCATGTACGATACGGACAAGGCCGCAGCGGATTTCCTGGGGATCACACGGAGGGTCATGAGCTACAAGGTCCACGAGTTCGGGCTGGCCCGAGCGAGGAAGGGGGGCAAGCCCGGACCGAAGCCAAAGAAGAAGGAGGACGACGATGAGTTTACCGACTAAGGAGGAGCTGGAGTACCTTGGGAGCAGAACGATGAAGGGCATCGAACTGATGACCAGCTTTATTCCCGAGGAGGGGAAGGCCAGCGACTTGTTGTACGAGGCAAAGAAGGCGATGGGGACGATCGTGGTGGAGGTGAGCAAGCTGGTCGAGAAGGAGAGGGCCCGCAGGATCGCGGCTGGGGAGGAGGGCCAGGAGCCCGAGTGCTGCAAGGAGAACGTGGAGAATCTCGAGTGAGCTTTGCCGATCGTGTCATCCGTATGCGGCGCCAGAACCAGGCAACCATGAGTGACCTGGAGAAGACGGGGGACGGCTTCGCCATCGCGGCCGAGAACATACAGCTCATCGCGGAGCCGGAGGAGCAGGATGTCCGGTGGCCCCGGGCCTCGAGCCTGTACGACGCCTGTATGCGGATGCACGCGATCGGTACCAAACAGATGAAGACCAGGAAGCAGTGGATCTCGGTCCAGCAGCGCGTGACCTACGGGATCGGCAACGCCCTGCACTACTGGATCCAGAACACCCCCGACGTCCTCGGGGCCAAACGGCGCGGGTGGTGGAAGTGCCTGGCCTGCGGGAAGATCGCCGGCTTCGGCGCCCCTCCCAGGAAGAAGTGCCCGAGCTGCAAGGCCCGGAAGGAGGCCCTCGAGTACCACGAGCATTATCTCCGGGTCCAGGGGCCGCTGTGGTTCGTCACGGGCCATGTGGATATGTTCCTGGAGAAGGAGAAGGTCTTCCGGGTCCTCGAGGTGAAGACGATCGACGGGGACCGGTTCGAGGACCTGGTCGCCCCCCTGGCCGAGCACGAGTGGCAGCTCCAGACCTATATGTGGGGCTTGAACCTGCCCGGCTGTGGGCCTCCGGTCCCGGTGGACGCCGACGTGGGCTATGTGCTCTACCTGTCGAAGAAGCATCCGGGGGCCAAGAAGCTCCCGGTCAAGATGTACCCGGTCAAACGGAGCCCGGGCCTGATCGACCGGATCGAGGCGAAGCTCACCCTCTACACGGAGGGGCTGAGGGATTACCCGAAGAATCTCCCGGACCCCATCGAGGAGTGCCAGAATGGTGGCTTTACAGGTTATCGGGCGAAGACATGCCCCTGCCTGGCTGAGTGCCAGAGATCGGCTTAACATCTCCAGGCTCTCGAGGAGGTTTGTTTGTGAGCAGGACCTCCTTGGACGCGGCACGATCTTCAGCTGTGTCGACTGCGGGTGGACGTACGACGTCTCGGACTATGACATCCAGGAGGTGCCGGAGGTGACCTCCCTCGAGGTCGCGGGGGCCCTGCGGGCTCACCGATGCGGCGAGTCGGACCGGCGCTGGTTGCTGCCCCGGGCGATCACCCGCCACCGGTGCGTTCAGTGTGGGAAGATGGAGGCCGCCTACAGGATCCGGACACGGTCACACCTGATGTTCTGCGTGGATTGCCTGGGACCCACGAAGGAGGAGGGGCCTCGCGTGCGCGTGATCCGATTCAAGAAAGGGGGGAAGACATGACGCAGGTGGTAGGAATTGATCCCGGCATCACGTCGGCCGGCCTGGTCCGGATCGACAAGGAGGGGATGATCTCCCGGACGATCGGGACGAAGCCGGACTTCGGGCCCCGGTGGGAGAGGTACCGGTTCACGATGGCCACCCTGAAGACGATCATCGAGCCGGCCGACGTGGTCTTCATGGAGGACTACAACTACGGCGCCGGCAGGAACGCCTCCTCCCTGGTGGACATGGCGGAGATCGGGGTCCTGATCAAGATGACCTCCTTCGTCTCGGCCGGCCACTGGCCCTTCCCGGTCTCGATCGCCACGGTCAAGAAGTTCCTGACCGGCACGGGGAAGGGGGTCAAGACCGAGGACCTGAAGCTCGCGGTCTACAAGAAGCACCGGCTCGAGCTGGAGACCACGGACGAGATCATCGCCTTCGGGATCGCCCAGCTCGGCCGCTGCATCCTGGGGCTCCAGCCATACGGGCAGGACGGCCTCGTGGACCGGGCCTGGCACGGGTACGAGCTGGAGAGTGCCAAGGCCCTCGGGAAGAGCCTCGCCAAGGCCGGGCGCCTCGAGGAAATGAAAGCGCTTTCATCGAAAAAAAAGTTGAAAAAAATTAAAAAAAGTCTTGACACAAAGGGGGACCTTTGGTATATTTAAGATGAAAGGAGAGAGAAATGGCGGACGGCGCGAAAGAGGTCAGAATCCGGAGGACGGACGCGGCCCAGAGGTTCTACGGCGGACGCGGCAGGGACATCGGGTACGCGCCGGCCAAGTACGAGATCCTGGTGGGCGGCGAGAAGGTGGGCGCGATCCTGGCGGAGGGCGGAATGGGATGGGGCGCGACCCTGGACTGGGAAGTCTACGGCTACGACGCCACTGGCCAGCTCCGGCCCCTCAAGAGGATTTACAAGGGTGGCCTCAAGGCCGCGAAAGCCTGGGCCCTCGAAAACTTCGGAAAGGCAGCAGCATGACCACCGAGATGATCCACGAGCCCCTCGAGATCACCCTTGAAGACGCCAAGGTGTGGGCCAAGCACCTGGCGCGGGACATGGACGTCCCCAGGATCAAATGGATCGGCCTGATCCCCAAGAACGGCGAGTTCGCCGGCGCCTACGGGGCCGGGACCATCACGTTCGCCGGGCGGATCACCCTCCAGACCCTGCTCCACGAGTTCGCCCACCACGTCCACCAGTGCCGGCTCGGCAAGCCCCTCAAACGGGCCCACGCGGTCGGCTTCCATAGGATCTGTTTCGAGATCCGCGACCTGGTCGCTGCCCTGTACGGGCTCGACCTCATAGGGATCAACGGCTACGAGCACACCGAGGGCTTTGCCCAGGCCCTCGACGAGTGGGTCCTGGCCCACAGGGAGATGAAAAAGGCGGCGTAAGGATTTGACGAAGTAGAAAGGAGGTGTGCATGGCAGCATCCAATGGCCCCACGCTGGCG